TCCCCACGCTCCATAGCTTCCTCCATGTTGGGAAATCCCTTCATAGTATTCAGATACTCATACCATTCTCCATATTTTGCCCTCCACCTCAATTTTTCAACCAGCTTCAATTCAGCATTCCACTTTTTGCCGTCCTTTGCAAGTGCATCGAGTAGTTGCTGTTTTTCGGATTCGGTGGCAAGTCTTGAGTTTCCAACATAGCCTAAATGGCATGAAGAGCCATCGGATTGATAAATGCAACCAAATGAAAGGCATACAAAATAGCTCATTTTGGGGAGTTTGCCAGCTTCTTTGTATATTCCTATGCAGTTTTCTTGATTGTTTAAGGATCCGAATATATCCCCGTCTTTCGGCTCATACTTCGCTTCAAATGTTGCTATCAACTTGTTTTCAATCTGCTCAACCGTTACGGTCGTGCATCCATCGGGAATAGTGAATGATTGTTTCATAGATTTAATTTTTATTGGTTTAGGACAAATGTACAGCTTAATAATTGTAATGCAATACATTTTATCGATTATTTTGAAATTATTTTTATAGGCCAAAATGCCTAAATATTTCCTCCTTTGTAGCGTACCCCCTGACAATTTCCACAATGTGCGAAAACCCTGCTCGGTATTCGTCAGAGCCATCGTCAAAAAGTCGATGACACATATCATGCCCCTTCCAAACGTTCTGAACCTCGGTGTAGTATTGGCCGTAGATTCCTTTCGGGAATATGTGGCAAAGGGCTACATACGGCCTGCATGAAGTTTGGCAGAAAATACAAATGTTTGGCTTCTCTGCCTTAATCGCTGCAAGTGTTCGGACTCGCTGGGCTTGCTTGGTTGATAGCTTTTTCATTTAGAGAGATATGTGCTTGATTTATAACTGCCTTGGTGTATATTTTTAAAAACTCCTTTTTGTATGCTTCTGCGGCGGATTCTTCATTAAAAAAGTACCCCAACTCCTTTGCTTTCCAGTTAATTTTTATCGTTGCACGCCATTGTTTCCTAGACTTATACCAATAAATGCCAACATGAGTTGAAGACATTCCATTTCTATCCTTTCTAACCCCATACGTTAAATTAAATCTATTCGTTACGATTCTAAGATTTTCATATCTATTATCGTATTTAATCCCGTTTATATGATCAACAACCATTTTCTCTCCTTCAACAAATAGGTGAATATTGAATGTATATGCCACAATCCTATGCACTCTAATAAAGTGCTGAATACGATTTTTGCTTAGTTTACATATTTTATATCCATCCTTGTCTGAACATTGTTTAATTAATTTTTCCGAGCAATACCCAATCCTTTTAACCCTCTTCAAATTACCAATATTGCTAACTTGATAAAGTCCTTCGTAACCAAAAGCGTCTTTCCAAATTTCTATTTCCATAATAATAAAATTAAAAAGCTAAAACCTATAAATCGAAGTGAACGGTCTGCGAAAACAGTGCTCCGAAATATAGGCTTTAGCCTTATGTTTTAATAATATGATTCATATAGATGTCCATTAAACTGTTTTCGCATTACAAATATACAGGTTTTTTCAATAGAATACTACTAAATGCAATTTTTTCTCAGCTCGGCTAATAGTTTTTCTATTTCTGATTGTTGTTTCATTATGTAAAGTATTTATCGCATTTAAAATATTTCCTTGGCGTGAAGTCTAAAAAGTCGCAAGTCTTTAAACATTCTTTTTTGTTTGCCCATCGTGCCAAATCTTTTTGGTATTGATTAGGTTTCACCTTATTCTCAAAATCCCTATAAGGCATTACAAACGGCATAACTCCCAAATCCTTACAAGTCCTTATTCTGTACAAATCCTGTTCCCGTGTTGAGTTGAAACCTACAAGAATGTAACAGGTAATTTTATACGGCTTAATGTACTTGACAACTTCTTTTAGTTTGTCGGTTAAGTCAAATTCAGGCATATCCCAAGCAATATGAATGTTTCGCTTTAGCTTTAGTTTATTCAGGTAAAAAGCCTGTTCTTCATTCATTATGCGAATATCAACACCGTGTAAATTGATAGGCTGTTTTGTTGATAACAACCATTCGATTGATTCTTCATAAAGTGGATTAGCAAAGAAATTATTATCTAAAACCTCAATCCATTTGCCATTCGGATTTAATACCATTGGTTCAACCCTTTGTATTTTTCCCTCTTTTTCATTTACAAGGCAAAAAGGACATTTTCTAATACAGCCTCTTGAAAAGAACTGAACCGAAAACGGATAGCCATAAATTGAATAGTCGGGATTACATTGTTCTATTTCGGCAGGCAATTTCTTTTTGATGTCGTAGCCTGTACCGCCCTTGATTATTTCACCGTAGTTTGCAAAACCCAATTCAAATTCTTTCGAGAATGTGAATATTTTGCTCATATAAGTTCGATCATAGTTTCCCATATTTGCCCATTCAACTACATCACCTTTCGCTTTATGGAAAGCTGATATTTTCATTAAGGCGATATTCGGGTATCCATGCCCATCAACATCAATAAGTCCAATTTTCATTCTGTCGGTTCGTTAATTACATCCTTCATACTAAATTTATCCCGCCCGAAAACATACGTTCCGATTCCGTCAATTTTTACCAAAATGTGGTCGTGGTCGCTGTCGATAATTTTCATCGTGGTGGCGTTGTAGGGGAGGGTTAGGCCGTTGGGGTTCTGGGGTAGGGGTTGATTATTCATAATGTAGATGATAATATGAACCCCCTATTTATTAATTCCTGAGCAATCTCGTCCGTTATGTCGGTTACCAGTTCCGCTTTGTATTCCTTTTCAGAAACCCTTGTGTTTTTGTACAGCGAATAACCGATTATGTTATTGCCGATATGGGTAAAGCAAATGTCCTTCTTACTAAAATCCCACATATTATTCACTGACATTTGAAGCCATTCTATTGGCTCGTCCTCAAATCGGACATATTGTGTGCTACCGTAGATTTTCATTTTGTTCTTTATTTTAGTTTTGTTTCGGGTTGAAAATTAAAAAGGCATCAGGCTATCTTCGTCTTTTTTCGGTTCGCTATAACTCCGATTTTCAAAGGTGGACTCTTCGTATTGCCTTGTATTTATGTCGTATAGTTTGGTTAAAGAGTCATTGTGTTGTGCATAAAGCATTCCGGTTGATCCATTACGAAACTTTGCAAAGATCAACTCCATCCCGTTTTTTAGCGTATTGTCGTTTGAGTCCTTGCATTCCATTCCGTATTTTTCAGGTCTATTGATGAATACCACAATATCGGCATCCTGTTCAATTGCACCCGATTCCCGAAGGTCTTGAAGCATTGGACGCTTGTCAGACCTATCCTCGCATTTACGGTTTAGTTGGCTAAGAAGTATCACGGGTATGTCCAACTCTTTAGCAATAGCCTTGCACCCTCTTGATATGGATGATATTTCCTGCTCACGGTTTCCGCCTTGATCTTTTGTTCCTGACATTAATTGTAGGTAGTCGATTATTACCATTTCACATTTCCCTTGTTTATGCAATAGCCTGCAACGGCTACGGACGTATCCTATTGAAACGGATGGTTTATCGTCTATGTAAATTGGCAACGATGAAAGCATATCTACGGATTTCTGTAAAGCGTATTGCTGTTCCGGCTGAATAATTCCAGCCTTAAAAGCGTCCGACAAGATACCCGAATTACCAACTATCAATTTATCAGTCAGTTGCCTACGGCCCATTTCCAAAGAAAAAACAGCTACCGGGGTATCGGTTTCGGCTGCTGCCTGTGCGAATGTTAGAACAATAGACGTTTTACCCATACCAGGACGGCCTGCAATCACAATTAAATCCTGTTTCTGCCATCCACCCGTGTGTTTATTCAAGTCTGCAAGTCCGGTAGGTATTCCTGGCATCAACCCTTTTTCCCTGTTATCAATCCTACGGTTCAATTCTGTAATTGATTCCGTTACCGCCAAACTAATATGCTCCGACATTTCCGAACCCACCAGGGATTCCTGCAATAGACTTGCTTTTTCACCAATAGAAAAAAGTATATCGGCCACATCCTCGTTTTCCTGCATTTTAAGCGTTGATTCATGTATAAGGCCAACAACGCCCCTTTCTATGGCTTTCTCCTTCACCATTAGCGTGTGAGGCAGTATGTCGAACGAATAAGAGTTGCACACTTCAACCATTACCGATAAATCCACTTCCATGCCTTGTTTTTTCATCCGCTCG